ACGCTACACAGGCGATTGCGGACACGCTATTTGAAAAGCTCGGCGGTCTGGTCTATGCCCCGTTCACCATTGAAAAGGGCGTATATGATCCCGCCGCGGAGCTGGGTGATTATGTCACAAGCAAGAATGACGTGAGCAGCGCCATTTACACCGAAACGGAAACGTATAACCTCGCGTTCCGGGGCGGCTTGTCCGCGCCTGTTAAAGCAGAGCTGGAGGACGAATACCCGCATATCGGAACCGCGGCGCAGCTTGAGGGGCTGGAGGGGCAATTCCGTGAGCTTGTCGAAGTCGTGGCAGACAAAGCAAGCCTGAGTGACCTGTACGCGATTACAGCTATGATTGAAAACCTGTCTGTCTCGGACATTAAGACAGGTATCATCCACTCCAACGATTACGAGTACGGCCCTCTCCCGCTGGTCTATCCGCAATCGGCGCTTTACCCCGGCGCGGCGCAATACCCGTCAAACGGCGAGGTTGTTCTCCGTGGTTTCGCAATCGACTTTTCCACGGGTACAATTCACGGCGCGTTTTATTCAGAGCAGATTAACGCGCTGCAAGAAGAAATCAACGCGCTAAAGGCTGCATTGGTTTATCCCAAGAGTCCACCACAAAGCGAATCAAACGAATAAAAGGAGGATTGTCTGAACATGGCCTATCAAAAGGCGTGGCCGGAAGGCTGGAAAGACAATGAGGCGGGCGGCACATACATTGATGCCGAACACCTCAACCACATGGAGGAGGGTATCGTAAACAATGATGCCGCAATCTCCAACCACACGGGCAACGGCTCAAACCCGCACAACGTAACAAAATCACAGGTCGGGCTCGGCAGCGTCCCGAACGTGGCGACCAACGACCAGATGCCAACCTACACGGTGGCGAGTACGTTGTCCGCGCTCGTCAGCGGTGAAAAGCTGTCGATTGCAATGGGGAAAATCGCAAAGGGCGTTTCTGACCTGATTTCCCATGTCGGGAACGCGGCGATTCATAAAACGACTGATACCACGTTGAGCGCCTCAAGCGAGAACCCCGTCCAAAACAAGGTTGTGTATGCCGCGACAAAGGGAATCCTGTATGACAGCGCAGGAGCGCACAACAGCATCTACCGCGGCAAAAGCCTCGGTACGTCCGTAACCTCGGCGCAGTATGCCGCAATTTCGTCCGGTGCGTTCACGGATATGTATATCGGTGACTACTGGACAATCAACGGCATCGTGTGGCGCATCGCCGCGTTTGACTACTGGTACAATGTCGGTGATGCCAACTGCACAACGCATCATGTCGTTGTGGTTCCCGATTCTTCCCTCTATAGCGCGCAGATGAACACGGAGCACACGACCACGGGCGGTTATGCGGGCTCGGCTATGCGGACTGCAAACCTCGAATCCGCAAAGACTACCGTAAACGCCGCTTTCTCCGGTCATGTCATGTCGCATCGTGTCCTGATCTGCAACGGGACGAGCAACGGAGTCCCGTCCGGCTGGGCGTGGTATGACAGCACGGTTGACCTTATGTCTGAGCGCATGGTCTACGGCGCGGCCGCGTGGGGCGGTTTTGCCGGTAACGGCTATCAGGCGGCATCGCAGGACGGACAGCTCCCGCTTTTCGCTCTGCGGCATGACCTGATTCATACGCGCTATGACTACTGGCTGCAAGATGTTGTGTCCGCGACTCGCTTTGCTCGTGTGACCAACTACGGTTATGCGACCGGCTACGCCGCCGGTAACTCTCTTGGCGTGCGCCCCGCCGTTCCCATTTCATAAATCCGCGCCCCCTTGTGGGGCGCGGTAGGAGGTCTTATGTCTGTCCTGAAAAGCAAACGAAAAGCGTCGCAATTCGAGGTATTTCACCATTTGTACCGACTGCGCAAGGATATAACGGATCTCCTTCTGCGCGATTTCGGCTACAGCTTTGATAAGCAGGAGAAAAACCTCGGCAAGCGTTTCGGCGGTCGAAGCTATGAAGCCCTCGCAGACTACGAAAAGCAGCAGTATATGCGGCTGCTGGAGCGCTGGACTGCGTTTGACGATTGGTTTATCAAGGATCAACGGCAAACCATCGTTGATTGCCTGCGGGACATAACGAAACACGTTTACATCGCAAACAGCATCTACCCGACGTGCCGGGAGGAGCTGGCGCAGAGAAGGCTACACCAAGACGAGGCGGTGGGGCAATGCTACCGCCTCACCCAAGAGCTGCAATATGCGATTGAGACTTTGCCCGTCGATGTAAACGTGTACCTCCGTTTTGCGGACGCCATTCAAACGGAAATCAACCTGATAAAAGGATGGCGCAAATCTGATAACAAATTCAAAGGGGCAATCTCTGATTCCGCGACTAACTTTGCTAATGTGAACAACAACGGTAATGCGAACAACAACAACGCCGGTAACTCTAATGGCGTGCGCCCCGATTTCACCTCCATAATTTGACAGCCAATCGAGCGTTTTATGGAAGGGGAAAGGAGAGATTGTCCTTCCAGCGATGGTAAATGCAAAACACGACGCCGCCTCTTACGAGAGCTGCGGCTATCAGCGTGAGATATTTGACGGAAACGCCCTGTATGATGCTTTCCGGCGCGCAGAGAAAGGCAGCGATTGGAAGCCCCAAGTACAAAAGTTTGAAATGACTTATCTGCTGGGCTTGTCCGGTATTCAAACGGACCTGAAAAACAAAACATACCACTTTCTCCCGTCATCGACTTTTGAAATAAAGGAACGTGGAAAGGCGCGTTTTATCAACGGTGAGCAAGTTCCTGACCGCATCGTGAAGCACAGTCTTTGTGATGAAGTCCTGACACCGGCGATAACCCGCTATCTGATTTACGATAACGGCGCAAGTCAGAAAAACAAAGGTATTGACTTTACCCGGCGCAGACTGCTAACGCATCTGCGCCGGTACTATATGCACCACGGTTCTAATGACGGGTATATCCTGTTGGTAGATTTCTCCAAGTATTATGATAATATTTGGCACTCTGCGTTGCTTGAAATCCTGTCCCGCTATGTGTCCGATGATTGCGCCTTGTGGCTTTTAGGCGAAATCCTGAAACGGTCAGAAATAGACGTGTCCTATATGACCGATGATGAATACGCCCTTTGTATGTTCGAGATATTCAATTCTCTGGAATACAAGAACATAGATAAAAGCCTGTTGACGGGCGCGAAGATGATGCCAAAGCATATGAACATCGGGGACCAAGTTGCCCAAATAGCGGGAATTATCTACCCTATGCCACTGGACAACTACATCAAGATCGTGAAGGGCGTACATGAGTACGCTCGGTACATGGACGACAGTTACACGATCAGCGAAAGCAAAATGTTTCTGGAGGACTTGACGGGAGAAATCATCGACGTGTGTTCCAAAGGAGGAATCCATGTGAACACCCGTAAAACGCGAATCTGCAAGCTGTCTGACTACTGGAGGTTTTTACAGATTCAGTATTCATTGACTGATACCGGCAGGGTTATCCAGAAAATCAATCCAAAGCGTTTAACCGCAATGCGCCGAAAGATGAAAAAGCTCGTCCACATCTTGCCGCCGAAAGGCTTTGCCGATTGGTACAAGGCGTGGATCAGGGCGCATTACAAAATCATGAGCAGGCTCCAACGGGATAATCTTTCTACCCTGTTCGAGCGGTTGAAGGAGGAACAAGATGCTTACTATCAAACTCAGTAACGGGGTCGAGCTGACGGGGCTTGAACTCAACGGGAACAACTTCATCGCCCCGTCTGTCATCGAGGACAGCACCTTTGACGGCGGCTTGTCCGCGGTGGAAATCAAAGATCACAGTACGGGCGAAACGAGCTATCTGTACGACGCGAAGCTGATTCAGAACGTGCGGAACGGCTCCCGGTCATGGTTCATTCTGGCTGAAAAGACGGAACAGGACAAGCTCAAGGAGCGCATCGCGGAACTGGAAAACGCGCTGTGTGAACTTGACGCGGAAATGTGAGGTGCATCATGGATCGTATTTGGGCGAACAGACTCGAAGCAGGCGCAAAGGCGTGGACGGACGTGCCGGAAAAGCGCCGGGAGTCCGTCAAGGTCATTCTGCGTGAGGACGTGGTAAAACACATTATCACGCCGGAACAGTATGAACGCATTACCGGGGAACCGTATGTCGCGGTGACCGCCGCGAAATAAGGAGGCCGCATGATGGAAGATAATGCGCTGACTCTTAAACTGCTGCTTACCGGCATGATTGCCGCGGGGACTGCGGTATGGGGCTGGTTCGGCTGGCTCGTCGTTCTGTGGTGCGTCTGCATGGTATTCGACTACATCACGGGGAGCCTCGCCGCCATGAAAGAGGGCAAGTGGTCCTCGTCCGTAGCGCGTGAGGGGCTGTGGCACAAGGGCGGCATGATCCTCGTCGTGCTGGCCGCCGCCCTGACCGACGCGGCGATTACGCTGATTCTGCGCTCCGGCGCCGTAAACTTTCCCTTTAACGGGTCCACGCTGGTAACGGTGATCGTGCTGGGCTGGTACACATTGACCGAGCTGGGGAGCCTTCTGGAGAACGCATCGCGCCTTACTAACCGGGTTCCCGCGTGGTTGCTGCGGTTCCTCGCTATTGCCGCAAAGACGCTTGACAACGCCGGGGATAAGCTGGCGGGAGACACACCGAAAGGTGCTGACAAGGAGGAGCAATAATGGGTAAAAAGAAAAACACGTCCGAGAATACGTCTGCGAGGGTCGAGAACGCCTCCGTTGACGCTGCGGCGGCAAATTACCCGCCCGAAAAGAGCGCCGTCCAGAGGAGCGAAATTGCGCCCGAACGAAAGGCTGACATTTTCCGCGGGCTGTACAAGGCGCTCTGCCCGGTCAATATGCGCAGTCAGCCGGACGGCCTGCCGATTCTCACTGAACTCCCGAAAGGCTGCATCGTGGAATGCGAGGGAGGCTACACGATGAGCAGGGGCGTTCGTTGGTTGTACGTTGAGGCAGAGTCCAACGGCAAGCGGTACGCCGGTTTCTGCTCTGTCCGTTTTCTGGCCCGCGTGTAAAGGCGGTGCGGCATGAACAAAAAGCCCGTATCGTATTTGCAGACTGATTCGCGCTGGAAGGCAAAGCGTTATCCCTGCACCGGTGGGACCATGAGTGTCGGCGGTGGGGGCTGCGGCCCCACGTCGGCGGCAATGCTCATTGAGACGCTGACCGGAAAGCAATGCCTCCCGCCCGACGCTCTAAAATGGGCTTGCGATCATGGGTATGTGACTTCCGGGCAAGGTACGGATTATGCCTACTTCAAGCCGCATTTCAACCAGTACGGCATCGAGTGCGAGATGCTGACATGGTGCAAGTGCCTCGACCCCGGAAGCTGGGTACGCTATAAGGTCATCGAGATGCTTCAGCAGGGTTACTATTTCATCGCGCTGATGAAGCCGAAATATGTGGACCCGGTTGACCCGAGCAAGAACATCCCCGGCACATGGACCAGCCGAGGACATTATGTAGTTGTTTGGTGGGCAGATAACAAAATTCGCATCAATGATCCTGCCTCGACCAAAGACGCGAGGGTGAATGGTGACCCCGACACGTTTTTCAGCGAGGCCAAATACTTTTGGTGGATCGACGCAAGGGCGTTTAATCACGACACGAAAAGAAAGGACGAGCTCCACATGACGAAGGCTGAATTTCTGAAATCCCTGACCGATGACGAGGCGCGTGAAATCGTGGAAAAGGCAAACCGATCCGCCTCCAAGCTCAAGCCGAGCGATTACGCGAAAGCCGCCTGTGAAAAGGGCATCAAATCCGGGCTGTTTACGGACGGCGACCATGATGGGCTTGTGGATAATCCGCAAGCCTATATGAAGCGGCAGGAGTTCGCAACGGTGCTTGACCGTAAAGGGCTGCTTGACTGACTGCATACCACTGAAACGCGCTCCGGGGCTACTGCTCCGGGGCGCTTTTCTTTTGTTACATTCGTTGTAACATCCTGTAACATTCGCGGAGAATGTTACGCGGCTATGTTACATTGTAACATTCCTTTTTGAGATTGTTACATCGAATGTAACCGCACAAATACAGGCTTTTTTGCTGTTTGTAACATTGTAACATTCATTTCTAATAGACCATATGGAACAGGAAGAACAGGGAGTATTATACCCGCCTATCCCGCCTGATGCGTGAATGTGCCTACGCGCGCACGCGCGCGAGAAAAACGCATAGTTAAAAATATTTTGCTTTCTACACTTGACAAGTTAAAACTATTGAGCTATAACATAATCACAAGCTAAAAACATTTGACTATCAAGGAGGCGGGTGTAATGTCAAAGACGTGGGAGCAGGAAAAAGCCTACTGCGCGAAGCGCGCGGACGCTTTAGCCGAGGCCATGGAAAAAGCTATTCAGGCTTTAGACGCGAACAGCTTTCAGGCCGCGTACACCGAGGCGGCGCGGTACATGCCGAAAAAGCGCAGAGCGGAATTATACAAGCGGTTCCTGACCGTTTGGAATGCAAGGGAGGTGTCTTGAATGACGCGCAAACAGAAAACAGCGGCCGCCGCTATCGCGTTTTTTGCCCTGCGCGGCTATGCGTCCTATATCCCTGATGGGCTGACTGCTGCTGACGTGCTGGGTATGCTCCCCGATATTGGGGGCGTTGAGCTGAATGATGATGCGGCAGAAATCGCACGGAAAGCGGTGCAGTTCAGCGCAGAGGGTAGCCGCGTGTCCTATATCATCGTGAACACGGTTGGGGATGATATTCAGGTGAGCTTGATTCTGGACACGCCGGACGTGCGGATGCGGTCAGAGCGGGATCTGCTTGCGGACGGTGGGCGGGTGCTTGCCTATGTGTGGAACACGACCGCGCCTGATTGCAGCGAGTTAGGGTACATCTACCTCCGCCGTCTTGCGGACAAGCGTATTCACAGGAGGGGTTAAA